CTGAGCCAGAAGCGCATTGCCGAACGCCTCAACCTGTCCACCTATCGCGTCCGTAAGGCGCTGATGGCATGAACAATCTGAACCGCTTTGCCGTGCTGGCAATCATCTTCGGTGTCTGGGCAATGGCTTACGACACTGGCCGCCAGCAACCCGCCTACAGCCATCACGCCTGCCAAGAGCAACTCAAGCCATGACTGACTCCGACATCTACTGGACATTTGCCACCGCCTACCAGCACGGCGGTGGATTCTTCCAAGCGCTAGCTGCCGCTGGCATGAAAGCCGACCCCGGCAACAAGCGCCGCCTGATGGATGCATTCCCCGAGCTGGTCGCCACCTATGGCACTGCCAGCCGGATGCATCGCCAACTGCGCAGTGGGGCAGCGGTATGACCATCAGCAACGAGCAGTACCACGCCGACCCCGCCGTCAGCGCTTCGCACCTGCACGCCATAGCCCGCAGCCCTTACCACTACTGGAGCCGCTACCTCGACCCCAAGCGCAGCCCGGTAGAGCCGACTGCTGCAATGCGGCTTGGCTCACTGGTGCATTGCGCAGTGCTTGAGCCGGAGGACTTGCTGCAGCGCTATGGCGCCTGCGGTCCGCGTAATACCAAAGCGGGCAAGGAGCAAGCGGAGCGGATGGCGGCTGCTGGCATTGAAGCTGTCACCGGCTCTGACATGGCACTTGCACTATCTATGGCCGCCAGCGTCCGCGTGCACCCTGCAGCAGCAGCACTGCTTGCCCAAGGCAAGGCTGAGCAGTCCTTCTGGTGGGATGACGCCACCACCGGCTTGCGGTGCAAGTGCCGCCCCGACTGGTACTACGGCACCACAGTGGTAGACCTTAAGACCACGACAGATGCATCACCGTCCGGCTTTGCCCGCAGCATTGCCACCTTTCGCTACCATGTGCAAGCCAGCCATTACCTAGCTGGTTTGCATGGCGCTGAGCGGTTTGTGTTCATTGCCGTTGAAAAGACTGCACCGTATGCGGTTGCGGTATACGAGCTTGACGCCGCGGCCTTAGCTGCTGGTGATGAGCTACGGCAACGTGACATGCGCATGATTGCCGACTGCCAAGCCACCAAAGAATGGCCTGGCTACGGCGATGACTGCCAAACGCTCAGCCTGCCTTCATGGGCACTAACTGCCAACCCAACCATCACATCCGATGACTTCTAGCATCACGCTCTGGACGCCAGAGCAAACTCAACTGATCAGCACCACGATTGCGCCTGGCTGCAGCAATGACGAGCTGCGCTTGTTTGCCTACGCCTGTCAGCGCACTGGGCTTGACCCATTCAGCAAGCAGATCTACGCCATCAAGCGCGGCGGCAAGATGACCATTCAAGCCGGCATCGACGGTTTGCGTGCCATTGCAGAACGCACCGGCCAGCTTGACGGCAGCGAGACGTATTGGTGCGGCGAAGACGGCCAATGGCAAGACGTATGGCTGAGCAGCAAACCACCTGCTGCGGCCAAAACCATCATCCACCGCAAGGGATCACAGCATCCGTTCGTTGGTGTCGCACGATTTGCTGATTACAACGCCGGTCAAGGCTTGTGGTCCAAGATGGGCGCCGCGATGATCGCCAAGTGCTCTGAGGCATTGGCACTGCGCAAGGCATTTCCTGCTGACATGTCCGGCGTCTACAGCACTGATGAGATGCAGCAGGCAGAAGTAGAGCCGGTCACCGTTACCGCTGCACCAGCACCTGCATTACCCGCCAAGCCCACAGGCGACGCCAAGCTGTTCCAAGCTGGTAAGGCTGCTATTGCCAAGGCTGACACGCTGGACAAGCTGCAGGAAGTGGTAGCACGCATGGACAAGCGCAAGCCTGAGTTAAGCGATGAGCAAAACCAGCAGCTTATGGAGCTAGCGCTTGCCAAGGAGGCTGAGCTAGCACCTGCCTCTGCTGATGAGGATCCGTTTGCTGATGACTGAACCTTTTCTGACCACTGATGAACTGGCAGCGCGTTGGGGGCTGAAGCCAGCAGCCGTCAAAAACCAACGCGCACGTGGCATCGGCCCTGCTTACGTCACTGCACCGCGCATTGGTACACCAGCAGGCACGCCACGTGTTCGCTATCCACTTGCACAAGTCTTGGCTTTTGAGGAAGCCAATGGCATCACACCACTGAACTGACATGAGCCTTTACGCAACCGGCATCATTCGCATCATCACTGACCCGCAACTGCGTGCTTTTGAATCCGGCACCATGGTTACCAACTTTGCTGGTGGCATCCAGGAAGGCAAGGACAAAGATGGCAACTGGATCAATAACGCCATCGACTGCGAGGTATGGGGTAAGTCCGCTGAGCTGATCGTTGACAAGCTCAAGAAAGGCGACAGCATCCTTGTGACCGGTGCCGTGCGCCGGCAAGAGTGGAACGACAAAGAAACCGGCGCTAAGCGCAGCAAGCATGTGCTTAGTATCCAGCGTTTTGAATTCATGCCACGCGGCGCAGCAACCACCAGCGAGGAGCCTGTGTTCTGATGAACGAAACCACACTTGACATTGCATTCAAGGAGTGGTGGGAGGCGTCCTACGGGCGCCCTCCCGGCACCCATGCAGTGATGACACACGTGGCATTTGCCGCGCATATTCTTGAACTCCTTGAGCTGATGCAGGATGATCAACCACAAAACTGAGCAGCGCCGCGACGATTATCTGCAGTGGCTTTATCAGCAAAGCGGTCGGATCTGCAGCACCTACACCGGCTTGTATCAAGAGCGCATTGCTGAGCTAATCAAACGCGACATGGCAGAGGTTTTAGGTGATGAGTGATCTTGTCAACCATCCGCCGCATTACAAGCACGGCGACATTGAGTGCATCCAAGCCATTAAGGCAGCACTCGGTGATGATGGCTTTCGCGCTTACTGCAAAGGCAACGTCATCAAATACCTATGGCGCGCTGAGCACAAGGGCAATGCCGATCAAGACTACGGCAAGGCTGATTGGTACATGCGCAGGTTGCTGCTGCATGTAGATGAGTGATCCGTTTAAGCGCGGCGAGGCAAACTACGCCGCGTTTCTTACAGAAGATCACGTGCGCGAACTGCGCCAGTTGCGTGTTGCTGGCAACAGCTACAGCCAGCTAGCTGAACGCTTTGGCATCGACAAGAAACACGCATGGCGCATTTGTCAGCGCATTGCGTGGGCATGGCTGGATTAGCTCTACACACTTCTCTTCCTGATGACTAACAACATCTACCCGCCCGATCATTTACTCAGAAAGTGGGAAAGCCTCATTATTGACGAAGATCAAAACGTTGATGTCGTCCTGTATGAGGCGTTCCAAGCTGGCGCAGACCAAGAGCTGGAGGCGTGCTGTGAGTGGCTGGTCAGCGAACCGTGGTTCAAATACGAACACGAGGCTGTGGAAGATCTTCGCGCCGCCCGCCGCCCTAAACCCCCGAGCTTGAAGGAGCAGGCGTTACAAGCACTTGCTGAATCTGACCTTGGTTCAACGGAAGCGGAGTGGTCTCAACGTTTCGACACCATCCGCCGCGCACTGGAGCAGCTCGATGACTGATTTTTTGAATCTAAAGATTTCCCAGAAACAAATTGTCTGCCCCAAGCACGGCACGCACAAGTACTACATCAGCAGCGACATCGAAGGCCACGAAGGGCACTGGTGCATGTTGTGTTGGCTTGAAACCCTTGGTCCCTCACTTGCCATAGCCAACGAACTTGAAGCCCAGTAGCCAAGCCCACTATTTACTCAACCAATGACCATCCTTTGCGACTACGAGATCAAAGCGCTGTGCACCGACGGCATGGTGCCAAACTACAACGAGGCATTGATCAATCCCGCCAGCCTTGACCTACGGCTTGGTGACACGATCATGATCGAGTCTGCCGAAAACCTCAACATGCGGCCGCTCAGTATTGCGGGACGCACGGCAGACAATCCCTACGAGCTGAAGCCTGGGCAGTTCATCCTTGCGCAGACGATTGAGGTGTTCAACATGCCGGAGAACATTGCTGGCTTGTTCTTCCTGAAGTCGAGCCGGGCTAGGGAAGGGTATGAAAACTTGCACGCTGGCTACGCAGATCCTGGCTGGCATGGCAGCGTGCTGACCTTGGAGCTAAAGAACAGCCGCCAGCTACTGCCGCTGCCGCTATGGCCGGGTTTGAAGATTGGTCAGATGGTGTTCTTCCACATGAGCCAGCGCCCTCTCACCAGCTATGCCGAGGTTGGCCACTATAACCAACACGGCAGCGTCATGGGTTCAGTGGCCGCCTAACTCACGCGCGGCATCTAGGTGCCATTGCTCTAAACCGCTGCGTAGCGCTGTTGATGCCTCTTGCACCAGCCAGTGGATTTGAGACCGCTGGCTTGCTTCTTGCTCAGCAAGTAGCAGCGCATATTCCAGCAATCCGCCCCAATCTGCTGCAGCATGTAACGCACGCAGCCGCGCGGCATTGGCAGCGCCGTGGAATTGTGCTTCCATTGTATGAACTAACGGATTTCCCATGTCTGACGCTATTGGCGACTACTTGAACAGTATCGCTCGTTATCCACTTTTGACACCGCAACAAGAGATACAACTTGGCCGCCGCGTTGCAAAGTGGAAAGAACTAAAGGATCTTGAAAGACCTTTGACCACTCAGGAGCGCCGCGAGTTGCGCAGTGGCGAACGCGCCCGCCAGCGATTTATGCAATCCAACTTGCAGCTGGTGGTGCATGTAGCCCGCAAATACAGCAAGCGCAACAATCAGACACTGGAGATGCTTGATTTGATTCAAGAGGGGAACATTGGGCTTGCGCGTGCTGTAGAGCTGTTTGATTACAGCCGTGGCTATAAATTCTCCACCTACGCATACTGGTGGATTCGCCAAGCCATTGGCCGCGCATTGATGCAATATGACCCGATCATCAGACTGCCGCTTGGCATTCACGAGATGCTGGTCAAGCTGAATAAGACTGCGCAGTTATTTGCGCAGGAACATGGCCGCACTGCGAGCATGTCGGAGCTTGCTGTCATACTTGAGGTAAAGCCTGAAGTCATATCTAATGCACTTCGGCAAGCGTATCGCGTTACTAGTCTTGACAAGCCAACCCAAGAAGATACATCTAACATTTTGGATCTCATTGCAGATGAAAAGCAATATGACGTTGAATATGATTGGCAGCTTGAGATGCTGCGTGATCATTGCGAACAATATCTAGACGAACGCACTCGTGAAATTATCTACGCACGCAACAGCCGAAACCCAGTGCCTTGGAACGAGCTAGAGCAACGCATGGGTTTATCACGTGGCCACATGTGCCAACTTCAATTACGTGGCATCAATCGGCTTCGTATGCTAATAGGCAACCCGCTGGCAGGCACCCCACTTGGCGCCAACAATACACAAAGTCGGGAACATTTGGAGAGTCTGCCTAGCGGGAATGTGTAAAGATCACCAGCAAGAATGGCAAGCTAGGGTGTTTTATCATCAGATGCTTGAATCCAGTGCAGCACAGCAAGCTCCCGATCTAGCAGATAGGAATCCTGTTGGCTGAACCATTGTTGCCATTCTTCGCTGCCCTTCTTTCGATTGCATGGCCTGCAAGCTGGCACAAGATTAGTCGTTACAGTAGCACCGCCTTTATGGCGCGGCTTGACGTGATCTAATGTGTCAGCTGCGTCTCCGCAGTAAGCGCATTGATGCTGCCATGCCTCAAAGATTTGCTGCCTGAATCTATGTTTTGCACTGCGTTTCGGGATGAGGTTTGCGCCATCAATGCAATGATCCACGCAGCAGGCTCAATAATCCCATCGTACCTTTGGCCTGCCGCGACGCATTCCTAAATGCACAAATCCTTTAGGTGCGCCGTAGCCGAGCGAATACGGCCAGTTCTGATCGCACCACTCTTGCACGTGGTTGATGTTGACCTCACGGATATAGAAATCAACCGCACCAACATTGGGCGCGTCGTATAGGTGCTCGCTGCCACTAGATCCACCTACTGCCGCATTGATGGCGCGCGGGCGATAGCCACTGGTGATAATCACAGGCTTGCCGCCAAACTTAACACGTGCACGCTCAAGGAATGCCGCCAGTTCTGCTGCCGTGTCGAGCTGATATTGATGGTCAAAGCGCCGTGCTTCTTGAAATAGCGCAAACTCACCAAGCTGCACGTGCGGCGTGATGCGTGCAGTGAAGGCGCTATCGGGGCTGAGCTTAGCCGGTGCTTGTTGCTGCTCACCAGCCCATAGCCGGCCCTCTGCGCGGCGGCGGCGTAGCAGCCCGGCCTCTACGGCACTGCCTGGGTTGCGGTACAGCTCCATTGCAGTTGGCACTGCTGCCCAATCTTTATCCCGCAAGCATCTGCTGATGGTCTCAAAGCCAGCACTGTTATAAAAGCCAGCTCCAAGGTTGTAGGCGAAGGAGATTAAAGCGCATTGCTTGTTGCCCGTCATCTCATTCCAAAACGGCACGCTGTTGCGCAGTTTCGCTGCGATGCGTTCCACCTCAAGCGCCAGTAACTGATCGGCATCAATCACGGTAATCTTGTCGCCGCGCTGCACCTTGCGGCCATCTGGATAGCGCGTGGTGCCATAGCCAATCGTTGCCACATCCCATCCGTGCAGCGGATCGGGATAGGCGCTGAGATGCACACCCTCAAACTCTTTAATGAGCTTTATGGCTGGCTCATAATTATGCAGCCTGCCACCAGCCTGCCAAGTCTTGTACCACGGCTGATCCCTGTTGAAGACTTCAGGTGCAACCTTTAATAGCTCAGCTTCTAATTCAGAGATGGCTGCCATTTGGTGTGGCGTGCCGTGTTTGTAGTACTTAAACAGATCGCTCAGCTTGATCATCGCTTGACAAACGGAGTGATCACACCAGCAAGGATTTCAATAGCCCTATACATCTTGACTGCCGCCTTGGCGGTAGCGCTAAGCGCTGCATTGTCTTTTGGTGTTGGCGTCAGATTGACCACGATCAACGCAACGCCGTGGATAGCAACGACTAGAGCGATATAGTCAGCAAGTCGATCCATGATCAGCAGGATGGCGGACGTACTTCCAGCTTAGAGACACGCTGCTCAACTGTATTAAGACGAGAGAAAAACTCTTTACGATCTTCCTTAATGTCTGTATGAAGCACTTCTAACTGAGTGGCAATATGCTCCACGGCTGAAGTAAGCCTGATAACAGCATCTCGCGCTTCGTCAGACTTGCGTGAAAAACCCATAGCACCCATCGCCGCAACTGAAATAGAAGCACCAGCTACGGCTGCAAAAACTTCAATCATGACGACGGATGCTACAGATACAGGTTACTTGCCCTGCCCTCTTAGCTTTTTGCGCCCGTGATTAGGCAGGCTGTGTTGACCTTGGCCTTGCCTGGTGCGCTTGGGTTTGCCGGGGACGTGCTGAACGCGGGCGACGCCGGTTTTGCTTTTGACCGCCATTAGTTGCTACCAGGCTTCGGTGGCCACTGTACATTCCACGGGAAGCCTTCCTGTTGCGGCACCATGCGGAGCGTTTCGCGGTAGAGCGCCCAGGCGCCTTTGCCATCAGGATTGAGCGGGCTGTCTTCCAGCTGCGTCCAGTCGCACTCAGTTAAGCGGCGATTGCGATCCTCGCGGACAACTTTGCCCTGCTCTGCATCTTTGGTGAAGCAATACTGCTCATATTGTTCAGCGGCGGTATGCACCACGCCATCAGGGTCGGTGTAGTCGTGGAAGACCGGGCCGGCGATGTAGTGCGTGAACCACTGCC